AGAAACTAAAGACAAAGGAGAATCATGGTAATGTCTGAATACGATAACACAAACAGAGGCGCGGTCTTCACACCATTTGAAGACCAGAAGTTTATCTTACAAGGCAAGCTAGACATACAGGGCAAAGAATATCCTGTAGTTGTTATGCAAATGACATCAAGAAATGGTGGCAAACGCCTAGAGATATACCAAAAAATGGGTACAATGTTTGACTACAAAAAGAATGAAGGCGTTGAGAACCAACCAGATTATGATGGGCCTCTTGACCTTATTGACGGCAATCTAAAGATTGCTGGATGGAGACAGCAAAAAGATGACAAACCTTATTTGTCTTTACAAGTAAGTGAACGTCTTGGTAAAACAGAAGAAACACCATCGCAAGAACTAAAGCCAGCAACGGCTGAAGTAATTGTAGATGGAGATGACATACCTTTCTAATTGAGCAAAGGTCTGTTCTCCAAATCTGTCCCTTTGCTAGGACACCCCAGATTCCCTCCGAGTCTGGGGTGTTCGCTTTATAGGAGATAACAATGGCAATAACACCACCAACAAATCGATTCAGAGGTAAGTGGGATTTTATTCCAAGCCTTGATTGGGATACCCCTATCCTTACAGAAACAGAAAGAGATTGTGACTGTGCTAGACGAGCAATGATATGGTACGGTTTCAGAACAATGCAAACAAAAACCAGACAAGGCTGGTATATATGGAAGTTACCCAATGAGAATAGTATCAACAGCCCTGCATAAAACAAATACATACGATGTATATGTAGAGACAGTTGTTGAAAGAAGAATAACTGTAAGGGCTATATCTGAAGAAGAAGCTATGGATTTAGCTTATAGAAGAGCAACAGAACGCACCAAAACATTTACAAACAGACACTATAAAGTGCTAGAACATGAAGTTATACAGGCAATAGTTAGGCGATAAGACCCTTGCGGTATTTATTTTTGCGGTCATAAGTCAAAACTTCTTTGCGATTGCCATCAACTTTATAACTGCAATGTATCCAACCAGTGTTGCCACCTTCATAATGCTCAAGAATAAGCTGGTCAAATTCAAGATTGCCAGCAATCCAGCCAGCAACTTCTAAATTAGAAACACTTGGCACTTCAAAGTCTGCCGCTTCACCCTTTGCGTGTTGAGAATTTACTGTGCTACCAATCGCAACGCATAACTCTGGACTACGATACCCACTGCTGGGGCTAAAAGGTATGCTGTATTGCGTTCTTACTGGTTCCAGTACATTCATACACAAAGCGCGTAATGCTTCTGTGTGGGCTTCTGTGGGCAAATTAGGAATACCTTTGCGAGTAGCCGTTTGACTCTTGCTTAATTCTTCTAAGCTAAAATGTGGAGATAGCTTCATTACTTCTTCCTAAATTTATCAAGACCTTTTAATCCTAGCCCTGCTAAAATTGTAACGTACAAAATATTTTGATACCAATCAGGCAAGTCAGCAATAACATCAAAGCCACGTTTAGCAAGGTCAGGGTCAATCCATGCCATTACGCATGGGGCTAATACAACTATTGTTATTATCTCATCTTTCCAACTGCCTTTTGTAGACTCAGCCATAATGAGTTCCCACTTACTATCATGCTGTGCCGCAGTCTTCATTATCTCAGACTTTGCTTTTTCTTTTTCTACCTTCCCCTCGATGAAGGTCTGTGCGAGATTGCCTACTACACCCAGAAGCTGTATCATTTCTCACTCCCAAGCCAAACAGCCAGACTGCCTGTCATTGCGCCAGTGACGACTGAAATTAGCGAAGCCTGCTGAGTTGTTAAATCTGGTTGTGATAATGCCCATTCAATGCAACGTATATACACACCCGTCATACACAACATCATAAATCTAGGAAGTATTTTTAACTCTAGCATTTTACGAGCTACATCTTCTGCACTCATTTGAATCCCCCTTTCATCCAAACTATCCATGCAACTAAACCCCCAACCATAGTTGCTATCAATATGCTGACAAAACCAAGCCCAAGTAACTCCATGATTTCTTCTGCACGTTTTTCTTTTAAACGTTTTTCTTCTAACTTAGCTTTTCTCATATCACGCTGGATGCGCTGCAAATCATTCCAAGCATTAAAGCCGTAGTTAGCTATAAGAAAGTTCTTTAAATCCATTTCCATCTTTTCTGCTTTCTTCAAAGCTTGAAAAGTATCTAGTGCTTGTTCTTCTACATTCTTGAATCGGGATGTTTTCTTTTCTTGATGGGCTTGCTTTACATCAGAGATAGCACCCATCCACTTGCCTATGTCTTTTGACATAGCTTCAATTTCTTTGCCTGTTTGGAAAGCTTTGACTATACCCTTATAAGCCGTAGTTGCTACAGCAATGGCGGTCACAGGGTCGATAGCCATGTTAGCCTCGCCAGACTACAGCCAACAGCAATAGTATTATTGCACCAGCAGAGCCAATCATAATGCTTTCCATGCGCTTGATACGCAGTATTGTTTCTGTCCATCGCTCATCTGAAACAGCGATATGCTTTTCAAGTTCAACATGAATTGATTGTATTGTTGGCTTACTCATTAGCTAGTTAACCACCAAATTTCTAAACGGCCAAAAGTTCCGCTACTGTTAGTAAAAACAGTACCAAGCCTACCCATGTTAATTACTATAGATGGACTACTATCGACTGAAAATTCTGGGCTTCTTGCAATACCGCCTTGTGGACTAGAAGTTGAACTGCCTGTAGCCTCAAAATAAATATAAAATGAAGATGTGGATATTCCTGTATTACTTGAAGTTGTGCCGCCTGTATCTCTTAACCACAGTCCATTACCTGATGTTGCTGTGGTAATAGATGAAAAAGTTAAAGCATTATAAAAACTGTTTTTTGCCGCATCATCAGCTTGTGCGCTTAAATAATCATTAAGATCTGCGCCACCAATTCTTACTTTTTCAAAACCCTCAGCGTCACTTTCAAAATCAAAAACAGTTGCACCAGAGTCAACATTAATACTGGTTATCTGTTGGTCTGCTGTAAAACCGTCAGCAACAATATTAAAAATTAATCTTCCTGTAGTGCTAGCTGGAGGAGTTACAGTTACATCAAAAAAAGAACTGCTTGAATCGGTTGTAATTGTATCAAGCAAAGTCCACGGTGATGGAGGAGCTTCAACCCCTGCGCTTGTTATGGGAAATAAAGGTATCATGCCTCTGTGTTACCTGCCAAAACCCAAGTGTCTGTATTTCTTTTTATACAGGCAACAACACCATACTGCCCTTTAATTTTTAAACCTCTTTCTGAATTAATTGTAACGCCAGTATCCCCAACAAAAGTCACTTGTCCAACACCTACTTGAATAACATTCAAAACAGTGCCAAGTTCATAAGGAACATTAGCGTTTGTTGGCACAGTAACAGTTGTTGCGCTAGTGTTAGAAAACGTAGTTATTTCATCAGCATCTGACAATACAAATGTATAAGTTGTGCCAGTTTGATTGGTAATACCTAAGTTAGCTTTATCTGCAAATGTTCTTGCTCTACTTGGCATATCTCACCTCTATGGTTTGTCAGGCCACACAACTGTGCGTGGGTTGTTGTATGTGTTTGTTATGTCTCTTAATGCTTGGCGGTAGCTTGTGTAAGCGTTCTTGATTTCATCAGGAACATCCGCACCTTGTGTCCAATCTGTTTCAGCTAGTTTTCTGTCACGCTGTTGACGCAAAAGTTTCATTGCTCTTTCTGCGTCAGTGCCGTCAGCCGCTTCCTCAGCTTGTCTTGCTTGCGTTTCTTCTTCTGTTAAATCTACAGAAACGGCTTGAATTTTACCGTTTTCATCTCGCTCTGATGCAAAATCAATTACTGTCTTCCTCATGTGTTTTGTATCCCAAATATCTGCACTGTTGCTCTAGCTATATCGCCACTACTAAAAGCAAACAAAACTCCCCTTATAGCTTGAGCATTGTTATCGTTCATAGCTCCGTAAAAAGGGCCACCAGAAATTACACTACTATTGTAATGACCAAGTGCATTGCCGTGAAGGGCTGGGGGATGAACCTCAACACTGGATGTAGTAAAGTTCCTACCTTGCAATATACAATCAATCAAAACCCCTTCATGGTCAGCACTGCCAACAGTATTATTTGTTATAGGAATAACTGTTTCATTATTATTGGTTGTTTCTGCCCCATCCATAAGACGATAATAGGCATAGGTATTAGCCGCTGATATTGCAGTTCCAGAAGTGTCCAAAAATCTAGCTCTGAAATCTACAGCATCATTTACAGGAT